ATACAATAGATTTACCAAATAAATCTAATACAATAGATTTACCAAATAAATCTAATACAATAGATTTACCAAATAAATCTAATACAATAGATTTACCAAATAAATCTAATACAATAGATTTACCAAATAAATCTAATACAATAGATTTACCAAATAAATCTAATACAATAGATTTACAAAATAAATCACATACAGTAGATTTATCAAATAAATCTAATACAATAGATTTACAAAATAAATCACATACAGTAGATTTATCAAAAGAAATAATTATAAATAAATATAAAGATTTAGTTGAAATATCTGGTAATAAACTATATATAACAATAAATGATAAAAAAACTAAATCTGGTTATTACCAACTAAAAAATGATAATAAATCTTATTTTTTTGGAAATAACATGCCAGAAAGTTTATTAGATATTCTTTATAATAATTATGCTTACATAAGTGATATTGGATATATAAATATTACAGATAATAAGTATATTACATGTAATAAATTTAAGGAAATTATTGATGAAAATAAACATGAATATTATAAACTAATTTTTTATAAAATAGATTATGAAAAAATTATTGAAGATTTAGTTTAATGTATTGAATGTTATTTTTTCGAGTTAACATTGGTAAATACATCATTTTTAATTTTTACTTTTTCTAATGCATATTGACCACAAGGTCCACAATGGTCTTCATTTGATAAATCTATTTTGTGATTCATTTTTGAGTTACAATTTTCTATTTTCCATCTACCTAACGGTGTTGATATATCTTTTGGTGTAAACTTTTTTATAATAGTTGTTATGAATTTCATAATTATAATTAATATTTTTGTTTTTAAGTATTTTATTAAATAAAAATCAATATAAACACAAATTACGATTATAATATACAAATATGATTACTATTTTTAAACTATCGTGTTTTATATTATTATTTACAAAAAATACAAATTGTTTTAGACCTAAATATCGTAATTTTGGTATAGTTCACACATCAATACAAAAATATTTAAGTAAAAGAAAGAGTGATGATATGGAAACAAATAAAATAACATATATTCCAAAATCATATAATCAAGAGGAATATATGAATTCATTAAATGATAAAAATATTGATTTATTATTTTGTCTTGGACCAGCTGGAACAGGTAAAACATTGTTTGCATGTAACTATGCAATAAATAGATTATATAATAATTCTGCAAAAAAAATTGTAATAACAAGACCTACAATAACAATTGAGGAAAATATGGGATATTTACCAGGTGATATAAATGATAAAATGCAGCCATTTATGAATCCAATATATGATATTTTTTTAGAAAGATTTACACAAAAAGAGATTGATTCACTCATGCATAATAATGTATTAGAAGTTGTTCCATTGGGATTTATTCAAGGACGTACTTTTAAAAATTCTATTATTATTGCAGATGAAATGCAAAATAGTACTCCAAATCAGATGTTTATGTTACTAACTAGAATTGGTGAAAATTCAAAAATGATATTAACTGGTGATCCACAACAAACAGTAAATGAAAATAATGGATTAATTGATGTAATTACAAAATTAAATAAAAATTATGATACAGAAGATGATATGTATAATGATGGGATGAAAATAATTAAAATGGAGGCTGTCGATATACAAAGACATAAATTAGTTGCTAAAATAAATTATTTATATAAAAAGTAAAGTGAATATTTAGTTTAGATTCAATTCATATTATATCTAACTTCAGTTGATAACATATTATGGTCTGAGTAATCACATAAATAAATTACAACAGAATAGAGTACAACTAAATTTGTTAATATTAAATCTAATTTTGATTCATCAAAAAAGTATGAAAATTTAGATATAATTTGTTTATTTGGTGTTTTTTCATGTACACATGAAAAACTTTGTGTATATTTATTATTACATCTACCATTACTGCATACATTTGTTAATTGTTCTTTTAACTTTCTATTATTGATTAACTCATTTTTTAAATTTATACTTTGTAAGTTTTTTATCGGAATACGATAATTTGTATCACCTCCTATTATCATATCATAATCACTTATATTTAAATTTGTTTCTATTATTTTTTGTGCTTTTAATATTAGTTGTGTCAATTGCTTTTTATGAAATCCAATATGCTCTTTTGGAATATAAGCACTTAAATGAAATGATATAACACATAATGGTTTTATTCCATTTTTTGGATATAATATTGTTAAAATATTAGATTTTTGTCTTCCTGATGTATAACTTTGTTCTATCAAAGTTGGTGGTTCAAATTCTAGTTTAATCTCATATACTATTGTTTTAGAACTATCAAAAAATTTCTTGTTATAAAGAACAGCTACTCTATCTACAAAAACACATTTAAATTTTTTTAATTTATCTAAAAATCTATTTCCTTGTCCTTCTTTATTATTCCATTCTTGTAATAATATTATATGTTGATATTTTAATTTAGATATCAATAAATCATCTTCTAATAATTCAGTTATCATAGTAAAATCTTCTATATTCCACGAAGATATTCTTATAATATTTTCATTATTTTCATTATTTTTATTATTTTTATTATTTGTATTAAATTTGTTTGAAATATTTTTATATGGTGGTATATTAGAAGATGTTTGTTTTTTACTAAAAAGTCCAGAAAATTTATTGAATATCTTTTGAGATGAAGATTTATACAGTTGATTAGATAAAGGTTGACTAGATGAAGATTTATACAGTTGATTAGATAAAGGTTGACTAGATGAAGGTTCATACAATTGACTAGATGAAGGTTGATTATATGAAGGTTGACTTAATTTTTGATTATATGAAGGTTGATTATATGAAGGTTGACTTAATTTTTGATTATATGAAGGTTGACTTAATTGTTGATTATATGAAGGTTGACTTAATTTTTGATTATATGAAGGTTGACTTAATTGTTGATTATATGAAGGTTGACTTAATTTTTGATTATATGAAGGTTGACTTAATTTTTGATTATATGAAGGTTGACTTAATTTTTGATTATATGAAGGTTGACTTAATTGTTGATTATATGAAGGTTGACTTAATTGTTGATTAGTTGAAGTTTGACTTAATTGTTGATTATTTGAAGGTTGACTTAATTTTTGATTAGTTGATGTTTGACTTAAATTTTTATCAGATGAAGGTTGACTTAATTGTTTAATAGATGAAGGTTGACTTAATTGTTTAATAGATGAAGATTCACTTGATTGTTGAATAGGTAATAGTTTCGAAAAAGATTGTAAATAACTTTGTGATTGCTGACTAGGATTATACAAAGATTGTAAATAACTATGTGATCGCGTCATAGGTTGAGTGAAAATACTTCCTGCTGTTTGTTTAAACATAATAGTTATTATATATATAATAAATATATAATAATTATTAATATTACTTTAAATTTTATGTTTAGTAAATGTCTTAAAAGTATTTTTCTTCATAATTTTTTCTATATTTCTTCGTAAACTCTGAAATATACTTCTTTATCTACGCATAAATGCTCCGATAAATTCATTGTACTTTCCGAAGTTTACTTTTATTTAAGATTTTGACATAATCGTGGACGTCCAACAGCTTTTGAATACACTGGATAATTATTGTTGTCTAAAGATATTTTATTGTAACAACTTGTACAAACATTTGCATTTTTCTCATCAACTTCATATGGATAATTTGAACAATTAAATTGTAAATTACATGAAGAACATTTTAAAAAAGGTGGTGTAATTCCATTTGTACCGAAATTTTTAAAGTTTAAATTTTGATTATTACTTATATTAACTGCATTTGAAGTATAAGGTGGTTCATATACAAATAAACGATTTTCCTCATAATAAGGAGGTATTGTAGAATCTGATATTATTTCTTTATTTTCAAAATTTTCTTTTTTTTTAAAATATTTATCACTATAATCTAATATTAAAATAATAAAAAATAGTATTAAAATCCAAAAATATATTTGATCCATATATATTCTTCCAAGAAAAAAAATCTATTAAATATATTTTTAATTGACTAAAACATAAATAAATTAAGAATATATTTTCATTTGATAAACTCCATTTTATTACATATTTTCTTTTGTAAACTTCAGAAAATACAATGAATTTATCCGTAGATAAAGAACTATTTTATAGAGTTTAAAAAGGAAAATATGTAGTAAACTAATCGCTATTTTCCGGAGTTTATGAAGGAAAATATGTAGTAAACTGATCGCTATTTTCCGGAGTTTACGAAGAAAAATAAAGACAAGAATTGATCGTTATTTTTCGAAGTTTACGAAGGAAAATAAAGACAAGAATTGATCGTTATTTTTCGAAGTTTACGAAGGAAAATAAAGACAAGAATTGATCGTTATTTTTCGAAGTTTACGAAGGAAAATAAAGACAAGAACTGAAAGGAATGTGAAAGTTCTTCGATATTTTTCGAAGTTTACGAATGAAAATAAAGACAAGAATTTATCATTATTTTCTTTCGGAAAATACAGAAAAGAATTAATTCGCTATTTTCCAAAGGAAAATACAGATTTTTAAGAATTTATGAAGAAAAAATTTTTTTACAAAAATATATATATATAATTTTTATTTTATTTTTTTTACTGTTTATAGTATATATGATATCTTTATTATTTGTAATATTTTTTTTAATACTATTTATAATTTTATCTATTATAGGTGGAAATTATTTATTAAGTAGCATATTACATAATATTATTGGAGGGAATAAAGAAAATTTTTCTAATTTTGAAGACTTAACAAATATTAATAAAATAGATGAATGTAAAAAGATTGATCAAGAAAATTATAATCAATTAAATTTTCAAACAGCAACAAATATGCCATTATCTCCAACAAATTATAAAAATTATATTGGAGGTATATATATAGATGATAATATAAAAGAAGTTAATGAATTAGATAAAGGAATGTATTGTATGTCTAAACCTAAGTTACTATATGATGGAATATGGGACTCTAAGATAAATAATGAATCACCATATGAACATGAAACATGGAATTTAACAGATGGAAATTTAAGTAGTGGTTATTATTGTTCTGATAAAATGATAGAAGTTAATAAAGCTATTCCAGATAATTATAAAGATAAATCTCAGGTTTATATGAGTGATGGAGGCTGTTATTATACATACTTTAATGATAATGTTGATGATGTTTATGATACTGAAGTACAATGTTTTGGAGAAGTATTTAATGCTGGAATTTATAAGTGATGAAACCTAGATTTCCTATTTTACAATTTTTAATATATAATTTAATATTGAATTATTAACTTAATAATTTAATATTTATAACAAAAACTATGTAAAATCTTAAGTTTCTAGCATTGTATTAAATAGTGTAATAAAATAAAAATAGATAGTATTGGATTCAAACCAAAATGACTTGTGATTCTTACTACATTTTTTTCATATTCTTCTCATATTTTTTAACATTACCTATTTTATTACGTTCCTTTTCTTCAGGTGTTAGTTTTTCTTCCAACTTTTTAACAGTTCCTATTAATAATTCTTCATCAATTTCTGGTAATATTGCCTCACTGTACATTGTTTTAATACCAACAACAACATCCATTCTAAATTCTGTTGGATAAAATTGTGTGCATAATAATTTATCATCATTCATTACTGGTCTTAAAACAGTTGGAACTAATGATTCCATTTGTGGCGGTAATATTAGCATTAATTGTTGAAATGGTGTATAAGGTTGTCCCAATTCAAATGATAATTCATTCATATTATATATATTTTTATCAAGTGCTTCATAAATATCAGATATTAATGGTGATATTCTATATTTATAATGCCAAGTCCAAGATGGACAACCTTGAAAATAATATTTTAATGTAAACATTAAACTTTCTAAATAATTTTCAACAAGTTTCATTCTAACATTGTAATATTCTATTCCATTATATTTATCAATATTTAAAAAATATTTATAATATTGTTCTTTCCATACTTCATAATCTTGGATGTAATCTATCTTTTTGAATTCTTCATGATATTTAGGAAATAATGGATGATGTGGTGAGCAAACTTCTAAATGTGTATATCTACTACTTATTATTTCATATGGTGTTAATTTTGATTCTTGTTCAAGAGAATAATTTGGTCTATATCCTTTCATTAATTTATCCATTTCTGATTGTTGATTCTTCATTTGTTGATCTTCGATTTTTGTTAGGTGAAATATTAAATCTTTAAAAAATGTAATATTAACAGTTGGTAATATTGTTGATTCATTAGGATGGTAATTGATTAAATATCCACTATGATTAACTTTTATTTCATGATAAATTGCAATAAGTGATTTTAAACCATCTTTTTTAATCTTTAAATATGGCATTGATAAAACAAAATCATTTCCAACCAAAAATGTCAAAAAAATATAATCATTTAATATTCTGGTTTTATCATAATTATGATCTTTAAATTCTCGAGTTAAATCATGATTAAATGCATTACCAAGTTCATTAATATTAACATCAATAAATTCAGCATTTTCATACATTTTCATTATTTCTCTAGTGTCAGTAACTTCTCTTATAATATGTAAATTTTTTTTATGCATTGATACTCCTAAAACAATTAAGTCTGCATCAGAACCATAGAAATAAACAGGAGCATTTTCAGTACCTTTTTTAGTACGCATTTGTCTTACAATAGGTAAAAATTTATGTTCTGCTTCTCCAGGTACATTACTACTACTTAAATAAACTTCCATGCTTTTACAATGATCACTAAATCCATTATTTTTCATTATATTTAACAATGCTTGAGTTAGTTTTTCCATAAAAACAGTTCCTGGTGATATATTAGCACTATCATCCCATTCGTTTTCATCTATAGGAATTTTTAATTTCATTTTTTCATTTTTTAAATATATTTTTTGATTATAAGTTCTATATCTACGAGAACGTTGTTGAACCATTTTAGCATGAGGTGCGGGACCATCCAATGCAATATATGTCATTTTATTTGGTTTTACAACTTCACATATTAAATATTTTGTATATCTTATAACTTCTTCAATAATTGCTTCTTCAATTTTATTTTTTGATAAATTATTACATTCAATCTGTTTTTTAATGCGTGCATATGCTTTATAAACAATTCCGTTATAATCTAAAAAAAAATAATCGCAATTTATTTTACCGTTTTTAACAGCACTATGAACATTTTTATAAAATTTATTTTTTAATATACTTAAAAAAAATGTAGGAACTCCCATTTATAATTGTATTATATTATAATTTTGGTTTTATATTTAATTTTTTATTAAAAAAAAATATTGGTTTATATAATAAGAATGAATAATTTGAATAGTATTAGTATTAATACTTCACAAAAATCAAATAAACGTTCATTAAATAATTTAAATAGATTAAACTTTCAGTATATACCTTTTAATAAAAATCAAGATTTAAAAAAAACTTTTGATGAACTATATAGTGGTTTAATTAATGGAGTATATATGGATTTATTAACAAAAATATGTAATAAATTTAATATTCCACATAACGTTTTAGTAAAAATTATTTTTATTATGAGAGATATTCGTGCTGATTATTTATTTGATCCGAGACCTACTACTGCTAAAATAAGATGTATAAAATTATTCAATATAATGTTAAAATATTCGAATCCTAATATACAATTAAATAATAGTAATAATAATATAAGTACTATATCTGAATCATCTGAATTAGTTTTAGAAAAAGATAAAGGATATGTAATAGATTTAAGTAAAATTAGTAAATCAAATCAAAACTTATTAGAATTTATTTTTCCAAGTTCTTTAATAACAGATAATAAAATAGTAATGTATATTACAAATATTAATAAACAAACTGGTGAAATTAAATTTTTACTTCATAAAATAGATCCTGATGCTGAAGTAGGTATTGCTTATGGTGATTATTATACAACTATGAACAAGTTGTCCCATATATCAAATGCTATGGTATATAATGAAAATTATGACTATGTTGAAGGTTATCAAAAATCAAAACCACCCAAATAATTTATATTAAAAATATTATTTTCTTTAATATAAAACAATATAAATAATATTTAATAATAATATTTATTACTAAATATGAATTATAACATATATGAAGAATTATCAACTGATAACCAAACACTATCAGAAACACAAACATCTGAAAAAAAATATATGGAACCAACAATATTAAGCAATATTAATCTAGATAAATTTTTTTCAAAAGAAGATTTAGATAAATCAGTTATTAATAATAAAGAACTTAAAATAACAGATAAAGGTCTTTATAGTATATCTAAATTTTATGATGCTCAATGGATTTCTAATATTATTATTAAATTTATAAAAGATAATAATCTAAATGTGTATAATGAAACAATAATAGATTCTACAGCAGGTATTGGAGGTAATACAATTAATTTTGCTAAATATTTTTCTAAAGTATATGCAATAGAAATAAATAGTACTCATCATGATGTATTAAGAAATAATATTGAGGCATTATCATTAACTAATGTAGAAATTTATTTAGATAATTTTTTAAATATTATTGATAAATTAAATAAAAAATCATCTATATTTTTTATGGATCCGCCATGGGGTGGAAACTGTTACAAGAATTATAAGTATTTTAATTTAAAAATTGGTAAATTACAATTATATACTATTTTAAATATTTTATATGATAATAGTTATAAATATGTTATTTTAAAAGCACCTTTTAATTTAAATTTGTCAATAATTTATACAAATATAAAATATAAAAATATGAATGTAATTAGTAATAATAAAAAGAATATGATTGTTATTATATTTTATTAGTAAGGTGAGGAGTGAGGAAACCTAGGAGTGAGGAAACCTAGGAGTGAGGAAACCTAGGTTTCCTACACATACCTTCCTTGTGAGGAAATCTAAGTTTCTTACACATATTTTTCTTGTGAGGAAACCTAGGTTTCCTACACATACCTTCCTTGTGAGGAAATCTAAGTTTCTTACACATATTTTTCTTGTGAGGAAACCTAGGAGTGAGGAAATCTAAGTTTCTTACACATATTTTTCTTGTGAGGAAATCTAAGTTTCTTACACATATTTTTCTTGTGAGGAAATCTAAGTTTCTTACACATATTTTTTTTGTGAGGAAATCTAAGTTTCCTACATATATTTTTCTTGTAAGAAAATCTAAGTTTCTTACACATATTTTTTTTGTGAGGAAATCTAAGTTTCTTACACATATTTTTTTTGTGAGGAAACCTAAGTTTCTTACACATATTTTTCTATTAGAATTAATCTATGTAGTAAACTGAAGCTTTAGCGTAAGTTTAAGGTTATTTTCCGGAGTTTACGAAGGAAAATATAGAAAAGAATCAGAGCTTTAGCGTAGATTCATCGCTATACTCCGGAATTTACGAAGGAAAATACGAATAAATTAATTGTATTTTCTAAATACATTTTTATGTTTAAATAAATTTAATACCATTTTCGTTTAATATAATATAAAGAAAAAATAAATAATAATTATTAATATGTTACTATCATCTAAATCAGAATTAGCAAATCATCCTAAAAATATAAATGTTACACTTCAAAAGCATCAATTAGCAATGCTAAAAAGAGCTATTGATATTGAGAATATTAAAACTGAACAAAATACTTTTGGTATAATGAACGATAAACCAGGTACAGGTAAAACATATGTTGTTATATCATTAATTTATGAAACAAAAAAACCCAAAGAAACAAATATTATAGTTGTTCCTCAAAATATTTATTCTCAGTGGATAACAAGTATTGAAAAATTTTCATTAAATTTAACATATACTAAATTTATCAATTATGAAAATATAATGACTCTTTATAATAATCCAGATATTTTATCAAAAACAGACATTATTTTAACAACATCATCATTTTATCATATTATTGCAACAACATTATCGTCACTAAACATTATTATAAATCGTGTTTTTTTCGATGAAATTGATAGTATATCAAATATTATATGTACAAAAATAAATGCTAATTTTATTTGGTTTATATCTGCATCATTTGATTTAGAACATTTAGGATATTATCGTAATAAAGTTGATAATAATAAATTAGAAAATATAACATGTAAATGTGAAAATGATTTTATTGATGAAAATATTTATTTAGAACCACCTATAAAAACATATTATTTATGTAAAAATATTTATATTGATAATATTTTAGAAAATATTATTACAAGAAAAGAATTAAAAGGATTAAATGCAATGCATTACACATTTGAAAAACAAAAAGCAAATAATGAAAAAGACGTTATAAATATGATATTAAAAAATAGAAAATCTATAATTGAGTTTGATAAATTTAAAATTGAAGATGCAAAAAAACAAATAGAGCATTTTACCAAATATAACATTAATAAAACTTATTATGAAGAAGAATATGTAAATAAAATAAAAAAATTAGATGAAATATATAATTATAAAGAAAAAATTTTAAATTTTATTACAGATTTTGATAATTTCTCAACAATATATATTAATTCTACAATATTAGAAGAAGATAATGAATTTAGAAAAAATGAAATTACATCATTAAAAACAATTGTAATTGAAATGAGAAAGAATGAAATAAAATCATTAAAAATATTATTGGATGATGCAATAGATATATGTTATAATATTAATAATATTGAAGAAATATGTAAAAGATTTTATGATAATAAACGTTTAGGTGCTGAAATTGATATGACAATTATGAATATTAAAAAACTAGTTATTATAAATAAAAATATTGAAAAAATTTTGTTAAATGTAAAAGATGAAAATGAAATTGCAAATAATTATCATCAACTAGTATTAGATAATAATATTTATAATGAAGATTTAATATTAAAAATAAATGATTATACAAATATGTTAATATCAGATAATCAATTAGAAATTTTTAATAAATTAGTTGAAGTATGTTCTAAAAATATAAGTGATAATGAAAATAAGATTAATTTAATTTATCAAAGATTAAGTGAAAATAGTTGTTGTCCAGTATGTTATGATGTTTTTAATAATAGTGATGATAATAAAAAAATATATATAACACATAAATGTTGTAATAATAAAATATGTGGAAATTGTATTGATAAATGGTATAATATGGATAAAAATAATTGTATATTTTGTAATTGTGAAAATATAAATAAAGATGATTTATTATATTATATTTGCGAATCAGTTGGAGAAAATATTAAAAATGAAACTGAATATGATCATCAATTATTAGAAGAAAAAAAATGTAATTTTGAAAATTTTAATTCAAATAAAGGTGATTTTTTAAATAATTTTATAAGTAATTTAAAATCATCTGATAAAAAAATTATTATATTTTCGGATTATTCTTCTATTTTTCAATATATTGAAAAATTATGTGATGATAATGATATTAAATATATAGATTTAGATAAAGGAAATATAAAAGAGATTGATAATTGTGTTCAAGAATATAAATATGGTAATGCAAAAATTTTACTATCTAATTCTATATTATTTGGATGTGGAATGAACTTTGAAAATTCTAGTACTATTATTTTTGTTCACAAAATGAATGAATCTATGGAAAAACAAGTTATTGGAAGAGCACAAAGATTTGGTAGAAAAAATGTATTAAATATAATATATTTAGAATATGAGAATGAATCAACATTTATTGTTAGAAAAAATAATTATTTTAATACAGAAGATGAAGAGTGTGATGAATTAAAAGATTTTTATAATAATATGCAACTTGATAATATAATAAATTCTGTAAGTGATTTAGATTTTAGTATGATTTCATCAAATGAAATTATAGAAAATAATGAAGAAAAAATAACATTATTACCTGATATACCATCAGAAGCAATAGATGTTAATTTAGATGAATTAATATCAAATTTGTTTTGAAATATTTTATAAGTATTTTTCCTTCGTAAACTTCGGAATATAGTGGTTATTTTCTAAGAACTTTCATATTCGTTTCAGTTCTTGTCTTTAGAAAACCTAGGTTTTTTCGTAAATACCATAAAATACTGTTCAATATACAGAAAAGAATCGGAATGCAATGAAGGTTCATCACTATACTTTGGAGTTTACTAAGGAAAAAATCGTTGAAGAATTTCAACAAATATTTAAGTTTATATATTTATTTAAATAATATTTTTAAATAAATATTATATATATATATAATGTCAGAACAAATATATTCAGCATACGCAACAGGTAAAGGCTCATCATACGATGCGTTTGGAGGATTAGTAACCGCAACAGCATCTGCAACAGCAACATCTATTATAAGTTATGAAGATGCATTAGCTATTGCACAACAAATTGCAGATAATATTGCTCAACAAACTGCAGTACATGATGCTAATGTTATTAATCAATCTGTTTATACATCTGAAGAAGTTATCGAAAATGGATCTACTGGATCTACTGGGTCTACTGGATCTACCGGGTCTACTGGATCTACTGGACCTACTGGAACATTTGGTTTAACCGGTTTAAATTATTCTAATTACATATATTGGAATTCGTATAATAATTCATTTAATGTAGAAACAGGAAATACTGTTCATATTGGTACTGATGCAGGATATACTGGACAAGGTTCAAATTCAGTAGCAATTGGTAGCTATGCTGGGTATGAATCACAAGCAACAGAAATTGGATTAGGGAATTTTGGTTCTATTGCAATTGGTTTTGGTGCAGGATATACAGAACAAAAATCAAATTCAATAGCAATTGGACCATTTGCAGGATATGTAGGACAAGACTTAAATTCTGTAGCAATTGGTTTAAATGCTGGATTTACCGGACAAAGTCAAAATTCTGTTGCTATTGGTGCTGATGCAGGGGTTATTACACAAGATGAAGATGCTGTTGCAATTGGTCATAATGCAGGGAGTGTTATACAAAATAAAGATACTGTTGCAATTGGTCATAATGCAGGAAGTAATACACAAGGGGTAGGTGCAGTTGCTATTGGTGCTAGTGCTGGATATAATATCCAAGGAAATAATGCAGTTGCAATTGGATATAATGCAGGATTTACAGAACAAAATTCAAATTCTATTGCAATTGGTGTAAATACAGGATTTACAGGACAACAATCTTCATCAGTTGCTATTGGATATAATGCAGGAAATATTACACAATATACTAATTCAGTTGCTATTGGGACTAATGCTGGATACGATACACAAGGTAGATTTGGTGGACAGTCAGTTGCCATTGGCTTTTATGCAGGATATACTACACAAGGTTCAAGTGCTGTTGCAATTGGTTCTGGCGCTGGAAATAATACACAAAATATATATGCAGTTGCTATTGGCAATAATGCAGGATATACAGGACAGGGTTCAAATGCAATTGCAATTGGTACTGCTGCAGGACAAACTACACAACAATATAGTGCTATTGCTATTGGCAATAATGCAGGATATACAGCACAAGGTTCAGGTTCTGTAGCAATTGGCAATGGTGCAGGATTTGATATACAAGGTCTATATGCTATTGCAATTGGTAATAATTCTGGATTTAGTGGACAAAGTGGAAATGCTATTGCAATTGGTGCTAGTGCAGGATACAATACACAAGGTTCAAATTCTATTTCAATTGGTGATCATGCAGGATTTACAGTACAAAGTAAAGGTGCTATTGCTATTGGTGCTAATGCAGGTAGTGATCAACAACATGATTATTCTATTGCAATTGGTACTGATACAGGTGTTATACAACAACAATATAACGCTATCGCAATAGGACCTAGTGCAGGACATAATACACAAAATGAAGCCGCAGTTGCTATTGGGGTAGAAGCTGGATATAATATACAAAGTCAAAATGCTATTTCAATTGGAAATAAAGCAGGGTTTACTAATCAAGGCTCAAACGCAATTGCAATTGGACAAAATGCAGGATGTACTGGACAAGGTTCAAGTGCAATTGCAATTGGACAAAATGCAGGATGTACTGGACAAGGTTCAAGTGCAATTGCAATTGGACAAAATGCTGGTAATATAAATCAAGATGCAAATACTATTATATTAAATGCAAGTAATACAGCATTAAATTCAAATGGACAAACAGGAGGATTTTATGTTAATCCAATTTCAAATACTCCTAATATATTTGGTACAACAGGTGGTTTATATTATAATATATTAACATCTGAAATAAGATATGATACAGCAAAAACATTTGTTATTGACCATCCAGTTAATCCAGATAAATATTTAGTACATTCTTGTTTAGAAGGACCTGAAGCAGGTGTTTATTACAGAGGTAAAGGAACTATTATAAATAATCAATATACTGTAATTACTTTACCTCAATATGTTTCTCACTTGGCATATGATTTAAGTGTACAAATTACACATATTTATGATGGTAAAATAGTATCTTTATCTGCTACTGAAATTGAAAATAATCAATTTAAAGTATATGGTGAAAATTCTAAATTTTGGTGGAATGTATATGGAAAAAGAGGTGAAATAAATGTAGAACCAAATAAAAATGAAGTTGATATAAAAGGAAATGGTCCATACAAATGGATCTAAATAGAGTAAACATGATATCAAGTTTACAATGAATTTATCGGATGATTTATTCGTAGATAAAGAACTATTTTCCGGAGTTTACGAAGGAAAATACCTAAAAACTTATAAAAAAATGATTTTTATTTTATTTTAAAGATATATTATATCAACTATTATATAATAATCAATAAATGGATATCATATACAATGTTGAACAACAATATGTAAAAAAAGTAAACATAGGGTTATTTGGAATATGTGAAATTCCAAATGAAGAAGTTTTTAATAAATTTGCTAATTTTGAACACAATATATTTTTAGAAACACAGTTTAATCAATATTTATCATTAAAAAATAAAAAAAAATATAAAATTGAAACAGAAGGTGTTATTAGAACAGTATGGTTATGTAAAATATTAACATTTGAACAGGTTTTAGAACAATGTGATTTAAAAAATATTGATAAACCTCCTATTAAAAAAGACATTGAAACATTACCAATAATTTATGGTAGGTGTTTAAATTCTATGAATTTTTTAGACAAGGTTTATAGAGATTATGTATATAGACACAAATTTTTAAAAAATCATATTATTGCAATAAAATCTGTTGCTGGAAGTGGTAAAACAACAACACTTTTAGAATTAGCTAAAATACATTCAGTTAAAAAAATATTATATATTGCTTTTAATAAAAGTTTAATTACAGAAGTAAAAGAAAAAATAGCATCTAAAAATATTCAAAATTTATATCCAATAACATTTGATGCATTAATGAGAGATGTTTTTATTAAAAGAACAAATATAGATTCACCTGATATTTTTGATTTAAAACCTCAAAATTTACCAGATATTATAGAATGGTTTGTTAAAAAACCATATAGAATCAAAAACTTTTATGTTAAAAACTTTAGTAAATTTTGCAATCAAACAAAATATTCTGATATTAAATTATTTTCAGAAAAAGTGTTAGGCGGTGAAAAAAATTTATTAACAAATATGTGGACAAAAGCTTTAAAATATGAATTAATTACATTTGATACTATTAGAAAACTTGTTGAATTAAATCATTGGTGTAAAAATTATATTGATGAAAAATATGATATGATATTTATTGATGAATCACAAGATTTTGATAATACAATGTTAAAAATATTATTAGAAGATACAACACTTCCTAAACTATTTGTCGGAGATACTCGACAAGCAATTTATGAATGGAAAGGATGTATTAATGCATTTGAAAAATTACCTGAAAACTCATTAATTATTGAATTTTATTCAACATTTAGAGTTGGTACACCAGCATGCGAAGAAATATGTCAAAAATTTGAAAATTGTTGGATGATATCAAAAAGTAAAAATGTTACACATATACATTATGATGTTATACCAACTGAAAAATATGTTTATTTATTTAGAAGTTGGAGAAGTTTAATGCTTACTGCACAAGCTTTACCTAATATTTGGATAAATGGTTTTCAATCACAAATGGAATATATTAAACGTTTACATAGTAGATTACAAACTGGTAGTGTTGATGAAGATGAAATGAATGAATTATCAGATGATTTACCAAAATTTTTATTAAAATTATCTGTTGAAGATCTCGAAAAAATAATCACGGATATTGAAAATAATATTGTTAAAAAAGAAAATTGTTTTATAGAAATGTATACTATACATAGCTATAAAGGATTAGAATCAGATATTGTTAGAATATATAATGATATTGATGTTAAAAAAGAAACTAATTTACATTATGTTGCTTTAACAAGAGGTATGAAACAAATTATAGTTGATGTAAAAATTCCAATATATGATGATAATTCAGGTGGTAAGAAACAGATACATATGTCAAAATTCATTAAACCTATTAAGAATACACGAAAAAGTAATTCAGTTAAAGAACAAATAATATTAGATGATTTTAGTGATATTTAGAGAAAAGATAATTTATTTTATAAACCTTTTTCTGTAAACCATATAAGAGATAATTTTTTTATACTCTGGAATTTAGAGCAGTGCGTATTTTAAATGCCAGTTTTATAACCATTCTGGGAAATAAATGTATACACAATGCTGGAACTATAAATTCTATTTAATAGGCTTACCTTATATTATTATCTTTTTAAGTAGTTTTATTTTATATAAAAACTGGCATTTTAAATACGCACTGCTCTAAAATGTAGTAAACTGAAGCTTTAGCGTAAGTTTAAGGTTATTTTCCAGAGTTTACGAAGGAAAATACCTTCTTATTTATAAGATTTTCCTTCGTAAACTCAGGAGTATAGCGACTAACCTTCATTTTATTCCTGTTATTTTCTTTACCTAATGATATAAATAATATAACCAAGATAATGCAATACTATTATTCCAATCCATTAACTTAAAATTTTTTTTACCGTTAATATGGTCATTATATGTTAATCTAAATTCATTATTATTTTCTAATAAATATTCAACAATTGTTTTATTATTGATAATAAATGGAATTATATTTATTATTTTACAATAATTTAATTTAACGGATTCAATCATTTTTAATCTTTCATTAATAAATTTATTAAAAATATATATTGAACCAAAATAATCAATATATATTTTTTTTTTTAAATCTTCTGGTAAATTATCAATTCTCTCTTCTAAAGTTAAAAACATATTTAATTTTTCTTTTTTTACTTATTAAATTATTTCATTTCTAAATTAAAATCAATTTTTTATTTAAAGATTAAATGACAATATTTATTAAAAATGAAGTTAAATAAATATTTAGATAACGTAAAATGTGTAGTTATTAATTTAAAAGAACGAACTGATAAAAAAGAATATATAAATAAACAATTAAAATCAAAAGGAATTAAATATGATTTTTTCACTGCAACTAAACATTATAATCCTAAAAGAGGATGTCTTGAATCACATATATGTGTAATAAAACAAACATTAAGTGAGCAAACTGGAAAAAATGACATCAAATATCTATTAATTATAGAGGATGATTGTAAATTTATCAATAATTTATCTTCAATGTTAGAACCACCATCAGATTGGGATATGTTATATTTTGGTGGTACTGTTCATCGTGTAATGAATAGATATTATGGTTATGCAAGAGTACAATGTTGGACAACACATGCTTATATGATAAATCTTTCTAATAAAAAACTTATTGAAAAAATATTGGAAGCAGAAACATATAATGAGGAAATAGATAGATTTTATTTGGAAAAGATACATCCTAATTTTAATGCATATATGTGTGATCCTATGATTGCTATACAAAAAGAAGGATTTTCTGATATTGAAAATAGAGAAGTATCATATGATTTTATGCAATATACCTTAAAAGGATTACGTTGTCCTCAATATACAGTTGATTCAGAAAATAATTATATATTAAAATTACCTAATATACATGAATCAGATCTTCCTAAAGTGACTATTATAACACCAACATATAAAAGAAGAAAGCTTTTTTCAATGGCATTACGTAATTTTGAAAATTTTATTTATCCTAAAAATAAATTGGAATGGGTTATTATTGATGATTCACCTGAAACAGAAACTACTGATGAAACAGTACGTGATTTAATACCACGTGATAAAAGAATTAAGTATATACATATTGATTCGGGAAATGAAAATATGACAGTAGCAATGAAGAGAAATATTGCTGTATCTAATAGCACTAGTGAATATATTGTACATATGGACGATGATGATTATTATCCACCAGAAAGTATTTTAGCTAGAATTAAAATTCTATTGAAATATAAAAATGAAGATATAGAATGTGTTGGTAGTACACTTATTGGAACATATAATATTATAAATAATACTAGTTCAATGAGTAGTGATGGACCAATAAGTTTATCAGAAGCTAGCATGGCGTATACTAAGAAATTTTGGGAAAAGCGCTCGTTTGATGAAAATTGCAAAAATGGAGAACATAAATATTTTTGTGAACAAAGATTAGATAAAATTATTGATATACCATATAGTTTTATATTAATTGCTATTAATCACAAGGAAAACTTAACAGAACAACTTAGAACAGACAATAGTGGTGTTTTGAGATTTTCAGATAAAACAGATAAAGAAGGACAATATGCAAATTTTTATGATACATGGGATTTAGATACACAGATGTTTATAGATGATTTAAAAAAATATTTAGAGAATTGCGTATTTTCATCCGTAAACTCTGAAAAATAGCGATGAATCTATACTAAATAAAGAACTATTTTTCGAAGTTATTTTTATTGATATATAAGTCTAAATAAAAATTGATTTTTTTATATTGTAATGTTGATAAAATCTAAATTTCTTAATACAATGAAAAAATGTTGATTAAATATATATTAAATTATCTTATTTCAAATAATATTGCTTTATTTGGAGGTATTGTTAGAGAATTTATATTGTCTTTTGAAAATATTGAAAATCTTGACCATTCGCTTAAGTTCATTTCTATATTATCAAAAACAACACATGATATTGATTGTATTATGAGTGAAAAACAATATAGTAATTTATTTTTTTTTTTAAAAAAACAAAATATTTTTTTTGAATTTGAAAAATATATTCGTGAAGAATACATACCTTTTGAAGATTCAAATAATTTAATAGTTGAATTTACAACAATTAAAATTATATATGAAAATTCAAGTAAAAATATAACACTTGATATTTTTGTACATAAAAAAGATATAGATATATATGATGCAATGGATATAATTGTTGGAACAAATATTGATTTTTATTGTAATTGTTTAAGATATGTAAATAATAGTATATCAATAAGTAAAAATGTTGTTAATAAATATTTAAAAAATAATGTTTTTTTTGATAAATTTGAAGATGTATTATATACTAATATACTTATATTTTATTATTATGATGAAAAAAATACATTTATTGATGAATATAATAATATGATTGTATTGAATGATATTATTAAACAAATAAAGGCAAAAACAGCAATAAGCATAAATAATCCAGATAATCATCGAATTCAAAAAATGATGTTAAAAAATTGGTTAGTTATCAATTAAAAACTATTTAATTTTTTTATAAATAAATTTTCATCATTAATAGCTTTTCTATTAAATCCAACTAATTTAATTGCATAATATTCAGACCAATCATTATTATTTAATATATAATTAATTAACTTTTCACCATTCCAATCGTTTATTTTTTGTGCTTTAAACATACTTTCATTAGCATCTTTTATATTTAAATTATATTTATTATTTTTTAATAAATAGTGTATTATAGCATGTTGCATATGATATGTATTATTACCATATTTTATTGTTTTGCTTAAATCTATATTAGGTTTTAATATATTATTTTTGTAGTTAATAAATCCCATATCAAATGCATTTGAAAATTGATTATACAAATCTGTTATAATTCTACTATTTTTAGGACACATTATAAACCAATTTTCTAAATATGGTTGATTATAAGTAGAATGGTCACTTAGTTCATATACCAATAAATCATATTTATTTTTATGCATTTCATTATAATAATCATTCAAAAACTTACCATTTATTATAATTGTTGCTGCATCCATCCATACTCCACCATTTTTACTTAATAAATAAACTCTTAAAAAATCAGAAAAACGAAATGCAGGTAAGTTTTTGTATTTATTATAAAAATCATTATCAACATAATTTAATATATTTTTTTTTGATATTATTTCAATTTTCCATTCAGATGGAATATTTCTTCTCCACGTATCAATATGAGCATTAATTAATTTATTTTCTTCTAAATTATCCCAATAACCATATATAATTTTTGGTAAAATATAAGTATTTCTTTCAGAAAATAATTCTTTTGGCAGTGATTTCTTTAAATTGTAATTAAAAATAAAAAATAATAAAAATATAAGAAAAAAAATAGTTATTATTTTACAAATATTACTTATCATAATTAAATACAAGAAAATCTTTTTGATATATTTTATAAATTCTTTCTTTTTGTCTTTCATTCCAGTATGTTTTAACAATATTATCTTTAGATTTATTTAAAAACGGTAAATCGTTATCTATTTTAAATTTATATTTTAAATATTTAATACTTTCATCTAAATTTTCATATTTAAATACTTGGTCGATTAAAATATTTTTATTATTACCATATAGAAAAAGATATTGCGGAATAAAGTGATCATTATAAATATTATTAAAATATAATTTATTTCTTACTATATTAGCAACATGTGTTATAAATTCTGCTTTTGTTTTACCTGCTTTATATCCTATATTTAAAGGTGTCCAGTAATATTCAGATAATAATCTATTATAAGGATTTCTAACAATTGAAAATTTATAATAATTAGTAAAAATAGAACCTAATTCACGTTTTAATTCAAAAGCGGTTAAATGTTGAAGAGAACGATTATTTCTAACGCCTATATATTCTATATTATTTTTACCTTTTTCTTTTAAAAATTGTTCTATACTAGTTCCTGCGGTTTTAGGAATGTGTATAAATATACATTTTTTTTCATGACATATAACCATTATTTTTAATTAATATATTTTATATTTTATTTTATACATATTAAAAAAATATATTTATTTAATATATAATGTCAAAAGCAAATTATTTAGATTTCAAATTTGTTATAATAACTTTTCGTCAATTATTTGTAAAAGTTGTTCATAATTCTTCACAAAATAACCAAACAAATTTCCATAAAACTAATAATTATCATAAAATGCCTCGTAATCTTAAACCTAAACAAATAGAAGATTATAATAGAATGATATCACTCCTGAATGAACATAAAGATTTAAAATTTTATTTACCTAAACCTGAATCACAAATTTATAGATATTTAGATTTGTGTTGGAATAGTAATAAAGAATTTTGTGATGATTTACTAACTAATTTGGAAGATGTAATAGGTATATTATTGAAAACAAATTATAGTCCTCATAAAACAGATAAAATGTATATATTAGAATATTTATATAACCCAGTTACTTATTTTCATAATGCAAAAATTGAAAATAACTATATTAATAGAGCTTTTATACTCTATAATGAGAATTTAGATGCAGTTAAATTTTTGAAAAAAACAATAAAAATTGCACAAACATTATATTTAAAAGAATTTCATACAGAGTTACTTACATATAGTAAAATAGGTAAAAATACAAAATTATCTAAATTAATTGATTTTAAAAAAATATTAACAAAAGAAGTATTAAAAGATTTAATGTTAAGCATAGAAGATAAATCATTAGATAAAAGAAAAAAGAAAATTATAGCATTTATTAAAACATTTTTAGCTAAAGAATCACCATACTCTCCTGTTGGACGTTTTCTACGTATAAATGATTATGATTCTATTGAAATAGGTAGAGTATATGATGGTTTAAAAGTACAATTTGATAAGCAATACAAACCCGGAGCAACTATAGCTAATAATATATATGTAGATGTTAGACAAAAACCTTCTTCAAAACAAAAATGGATACCAAATAAAGACAAATTTATAAATTTCTTAGGACATTGGCAACAAGTAAAAAAAATGATAATGAATAGTAGAAAACCTATGTTAAAGCAAGGTAAAATAAATAAAATAGATATTGTATTATATCCATTAAAAAATATTATTTTAAATTTTGCTATAATGCATAAGTTAAGTACTGATATAATTTTTGATTCACTAAAAAGATTATTTATGCAAATTGTTGAAAGTAAAGAATATATTGTTCGTGCAATTAAATTATTTACATATTTAGATAATTCTAATTATACAGTAGAAGGTAAATATGGTAATAGCAAAACAAATCATGAATATGATATAAAATTTAAAACATTAAAAGGAGATGATGGAACATTTTTAACACCATGGTATTTCTTAGGTTCTTATGTATATAAATCTAAAAAACATAATGAATCTTCAGAACCAAAACTACTACAATTTGGAACATTTCCACCAGTACCTCAACATGATCCTCTAAATAGTGGAAAACATGTATATGGAGAAAAACTACATAATAAAATGAAACCTGTTAAACAAATAAAAGAACCAAAAAAAATACAATTTGGAAATTTTGCACCAGTAACGTATAATCCTCGAAATAATGGAAAACATGTATATGGGAAAAAACCTGTTAAACAAATAAAAAAACCAATATCAATACAATTTGGAAATTTTCCACCAGTAACTCATAATTCTCTAAATAATGGAAAACATAAATATGAAAAAAAACCAAATAATAAAATGAAACATGTTAAACAAATTAAATCAAATATGGTTAAACTAGAACCAACACAACTACAATTTGGAACATTCCCACCAGTAACTTATAATCCTCAAAATAATGGAAAACATGTATATGGAAAAAATAATAAAATGGTTAAACCAGAAACAGTAAATTTAAAAAATGTAAATACAAAAAATAAGATAAATAATAATAGTAATGTAACTGATTATGAAACTACATCAGGTTTAAGTGAAACTACATCAGATTCAAATAGTATTGTACCTATTAGTGAAACTACATCAGGTTTAAATAGTAATGAATCAGATAATGAAACTATATCAGATTCAAATACTAATACAAGTGTTCAAAGACCGGCTCTTAAAAATATTATTCCAGGATATGAAGAGGGAAAACTATGGTCAAATTATAATAATAATAATAATAATAGTAATAATAAAAGTGTTCAAAGACCGGCTCTTAAAAATATTATTCCAGGATATGAAGAGGGAAAACTATGGTCAAATTATAATAATAATAATAATAATAATAATAAAAGTGTTCAAAAATCGGCTTCAAAAAATGAAAAACTATGATCAAATTATAATAAAACTCCTAAAAATATGACCAAATAAAAAATTTATATAGTAAACTGGAGCCCTAAGCGTAAGTTTAAGGATATACTCCGGAGTTTACGAAGGAAAATATGTAGTAAACTGAAGCTTTAGCGTAAGTTTAAGGATATACTCCGGAGTTTACGAAGGAAAATATGTAGTAAACTGAAGCTTTAGCGTAAGTTTAAGGATATACTCCGGAGTTTACGAAGGAAAATATGTAGTAAACTGGAGCTTTAGCGTAAGTTTAAGGATATACTCCGGAGTTTACGAAGGAAAATATGTAGTAAACTGAAGCTTTAGCGTAAGTTTAAGGATATACTCCAGAGTTTACGAAGGAAAATATGTAGTAAACTGAAGCTTTAGCGTAAGTTTATGGTTATTTTCCAGAGTTTACGAAGGAAAATATGTAGTAAACTGAAGCTTTAGCGTAAGTTTATGGTTATTTTCCAGAGTTTACGAAGGAAAATATGTAGTAAACTGGAGCTTTAGCGTAAGTTTATGGTTATTTTCCAGAGTTTACGAAGGAAAATATGTAGTAAACTGGAGCTTTAGCGTAAGTTTATGGTTATTTTCCAGAGTTTACGAAGGAAAATATGTAGTAAACTGAAGCTTTAGCGTAAGTTTATGGTTATTTTCCAGAGTTTACGAAGGAAAATATGTAGTAAACTGAAGCTTTAGCGTAAGTTTATGGTTATTTTCCAGAGTTTACGAAGGAAAATACAATGAATTTTTCGGAACATTTATGTGTAAATAAAGAACTATTTTTTAGACTTTTTATATCATAATATTTCTTTTGAATGAGTACAAATATTTTTTTAATGTTTCTTCTATTGAACTTTTACTATTTTTAATAATAATAATACTATTTTCAATCTTTTCTAATATTTTTTTATAAATATAACTACTTTTACATATTGATGGTGTATGATGTAATAATATTGCTGTTTTCTTTATTGCTTCTCTAATCAATTTTTTTCTAATATTTATTTTTTGTGCATTTGTTTTTTTATTATATATTAATAAATCCATATTCATTATTTCATTCTTTAAATTCTTTAAAAAAATTATATTAGCATTCCATGTTCTTAAATCCTTTGTTGTTATATCAAACTTTTCTAAATATTTATTTATATCAAGTAATGTTAAATTAATATATTTACCTTTATAATTTATTGAGAAAATATAAGGATTATCTTTTGATGTCATATTATATACTTTTTTTATAATATCTTGTATTTCTTTATTTTGTATAATACAATGATTATTGACACCTTTTTTTCCTATAAAATCTATTTCAATACTATCTTTCTTTAAAATAACATGTTTTTTATGTATTGTAGTTATACCATATGAACCATATTTTTCTTCATATCTTTTATTTCCACCTCTAAAATTACATAAATCCATTATTTTTAATACTAATGCTATCAATTTATCTTTTGTAAATTTATCATTCGATAAATCTTTTTTTATTTTTTTTTTTAATTTATCAATATTATCACTTATGTGAATTAGTTTATTAAATTTTTTAATTTCACGTTTTTTTTTCATATTATCACTATAAATATATTGTTTCCTTCCCGCTGCATCAATACCAGTTGCTAAAATATCACCATTTAAATATATTTTAACATCTGTATATGCAGGTGCAATGTAAATTTTATTTATTTTTTCTAATGTATTCTTATTTGTAATTTTTTTATTATCTATATAATATTCAAATATAGATCCTTTCTTTTTACGTGTTATATATTGTACCATATATTGATATTATATTTTTTTTGTAAAAAATTGATTTTTTATTATTTATTAAATTTAAAATCTATTTAACAAATAATATATATATGGACGAACATAATAAATATTTATTAACAAACATAAGTAATAATAATAATTATTATTATTCTAATACAAAATTGGAAACAACATATCCAACATTATGGAATGGGTATATACATTTTAATCAAAAAGATAATGAAATTGTACCAATTGTTTTACAAGATGTAGATAGTATATTAGTCGATATATGTAATATTAATTTTTATATAAAAATAGATATTTTACATATATATTTAAGTATAGATCAAGATGAAAGATATTATTATCATCAATTTGAAAAAAATATTAAAAAAATAATTAATAAGTTTGAAGATATGTTTAATATTAATATAATTAATGGTATATTTAATGCAACAGAATTAAGACACCAAGGAAACCAATATAGATATAGAATTAGTAAAAAAGATAACAATAAATTAATTTTATCTAAAAAAGTTTTAAATTGGGATGTAATAGATAAAAAGAGAAAAAGAGACGAAGAATATGATGATTCATTACAATTATCCTCTATAATAAAAGATTTTGATAAAATTACGGTATAATTTTAATATAAAATAATATTACTTATAATATAAAATATGAGTGAAAATAATAAAAATTATATTTTTTATGATTTAGAAACAAATGGATTGGATTATTATACAACAGGAATATTACAAATAACAATATTAAATTATAATGGTAATTTATTATTAAATCAATATACATATCCATTCGATAATAGGATAGAAGGTTATGATATACATGGTATTGATGAAAATAAATTAATACAAAATAATGCTATAAATACAGTTGATTTATGTACATTAATTAAAAAAATTATTAGAGACAATTATGGAAGAACAGATATTTATTTTATTGCTTATAATAACTTTGGTTATGATCAAATTATATTAGAAAATAATTTTAAAGTATCTAATGTTAAAATACCTGATAATTGGTATTTTATTGATTTATTTCCCATTGTTAAAGAACTTTATAAAAATATAAAACCCAATTATAAATTAAAATCAGTTTATGAGTATTTTTTTGGTAAAGATGAAAATATAAATTTTCACTGTTCTTTAGCAGATACAATATGTTTATATAAAATATTTATTAAATTAGAAAAGGAAATAGAAAGGAAATATATTTTATCTAAATATACTAGACCATTAATGAATAGTAATAAAATTTTTAGTACATCTATTTCTACATTAAATGGTTATTCGGATGGTATGTTATTAAATGCTAAAAATATATATAATATTGGTGATTTATATGGTGTTTTTACTAAATTAAATTATAATATTTCTGATTTTGAAGATTATATGGAAATAGTATTAAATATTTATAGTAATTATTATCGAAAAAATATGGTAAAACAAATAGAAGCGATTTATAAATTATGTAGTTAAATTGGAGCTTTAGCGTAAGTTTAAGGATATACTCCGGAATGTATATAAAGGAAAAAACAATGAATTATTTTTACTAAATTTGTTTAAATTTAACTAAATATTCAGAGATTTTATTTATTATATCAAATAGATGATTTTTGTAAAAATTAGTAACTTTGGAACTATTATTTTCGTATGATAATAACTTTTCGCGAAATTTTATAGCTTTTTTTGTTATGTTTTCTGAAATCAATAAACAATCTGATTTGTGATATAACATAATAAATTCAAATTCTCTCATTATGAGATAAAATATTATCATGGTTTTTTTTGTAAATTTATCATGAATTATTCCATATTTTTCTATGAATAATTGTGCTTCATCTTTGCTATTATATTCATTTTCATATCCATCTTCAATTTTTATTTGTTTTATATATGTTTTTATTAAATTTAATTCTTTATTGTACTCCATTTTTACATAAAAAATTTATTTACATTAAATAAAAACTTATAAATATTTTTATTTAATCAATTTTTTTCAGAAGAAAATTGATACTTTTTTATATTAGTATATAATGATTTTGTTAATAAAGTTGTTTATGCTATACAAATGTGCTATTACTAGATCATTATGAAGAAAGATTTCATATTAATCTTAGTTTTGTTCATTAAGATTTACGGAATCATTTAATATATCTGAAGAATTTCCTCATATACCAAGCTATTTATTTGAAACATTTGCAATAAGACAAATATGTGAACTTATATAATTTCTATCATGACAAAAAAAATGATTTTTTTATAACAATATAAAGAGATATATATATATTTATAAAAACAAAAAAGAAATAAAAATGGAAATAAAAGAATATTTAAAAACACATTTTACACAGTTATCATTAAAAAATGTATGTTCGGACAATGAATTTAATACATACGAAAACTTCAAAAGATTTATAGATAATCATTATAGTTTAGAACATATGGAAAAGCATAATTATTTAAAATATGTAAAAGTTAAAAGACAAATAATAAAATTAAATAATAATATTTTATATAATAAATGTATAGAACAAATTAATTATGATATTAAAATATTATCTGATATGAATGCTTTTCCATATGTTGATATTAAAAAATATATGTTTAAAATAAATAATATTTTTAAAATAATAGATGAAAAAAAAGCAGCATTATTAAGAACAATACGAATAATTAGAAACTTATTTAATAGTAAAACACCAAATATTAAAATAATGTTATGTTTAAATACTATTTTATATAGATATAAATTATTATTAAAACATTCAAAAAAAATTACTGAAAATATTAATAAATTAGTTGATTTAGAATATCAATATGGAATAGATCATAAATTAATTCAATTAAATAATATGGAACGTTCATTTTTAGGAAAAAAATCTGAATACACTGCAAATAAAGTAATACAAGAATATGTAAATTCATTAAATAAAAATGGACATTATTATTATTATTATGAAACAAATGTTAATATAATAAAATTATTTGGTATTCTTCTTAATCATAAAGAAACAATTAAAGGAGAGGTTGATGGAATAATTATATATTTTGATGGAACTAATTATATTATTGATAAAATAATTGAAGTTAAGAGTTCAATAAAATCTACTTTTGACGATATAAAAAAATTTATATGTTTACAACAATATATTGATATGATTGATGATGATATTAGTATTACATATAATAATTTTATATTAACAAAAGAGAGTTTTGTTAATATAAAAAATAATCAGTTAAATAAATGGGTTATTTATTTGTGTGTTAATAATATTAATCATGATTTTATTGAGAAATCACATTTATTTTTTTCAACTGTATTAAAAATAATAGATGATAATTTTATTAAAGATTATTATATTGATTTAAATGAAATTGTTTTAATTGATAAATATAAAATTATTGATCAAAATAGACAGATAATTAATAATATGTTTCAAATGTGGTGTGATAATATTAGTCTTGAAACAGATGAATGTATAATTTTTATTACAAAAAAATAAAGATGTATTTGTTGTATTTTCCTTCATAAACTCCGGAGTATATCCTTAAACTCTGGAAAATAATCATAAACCTTTATTTCATTATTATTTTAGGCTTAAAATTTATAACATTATTAGTGATTTTTATCTCTATCTACGTATTTTAATTCGTATACTTTGAAAAATAGCGATGAATCTTCATTTTATTCTGAGTTTATTTCTTTTTAGTAACTCTAGTTTTTTTTGGTTTTTCTTCGCCAGTTTCATTTTTTGTTTTTTTAATCCTAATTTTTTTTGTTGATTTTTCTTCAAGTGGCTGTTCCTCATAAATAGGTTCATTTATAGCAATTGATTCAAAATCAATATTTAAACTGTTATCTAACGCTTTAGGTTCTTGTTCATATAGTGGTTCTTCAATATTAATATTATCAAATACAGATTCTTTTTCATCAATATTTACATTTTCAAATTCATTAGATACTATAATATTTTGTGTTTTTGTATTTGTTAAAACAACATTTGTATTTATAGTATTACTTCCTTCAAGTGTATATTCTTTTTGATTTTCCATTCCAAATCCAAATGTAAAATCATCATCATTTATTGCATCTGTTTGTTCATATGAAGCAAATGCTTTATCAAACGCTCTATCAACACTTTTTTCATTTACATCTACTTCTTCACTTTCAACATAATCTGGAATATCTACTTCCATTAATAGTTTTTCTTCATCAATTAATAAATCAAATGTATTTGTACCTGATTTACAAAATTGACCAGCTAATATATTTGCCGAAACTCCTTTCATATTATCTTTTTCAGCAAATAATGATGCTTTTGTGAATATATTCATTACTTCTTCAAATGATGCTTTAGCAATTGGTCCAATTTCAGTGTTTTTATTTAATCCATGTCTATCAATTTGCATTAACTTTCCTCTATAAGTCATTATATCCGCAAATAATTGAATATGACGTGGATTTGGATGTTTTTCAGCATATACTTTATATAATTCTCTATATATTAATTCACGTGTTGCTTCAATACCAAATATTTCATAGAATTCTATAATATTATTTGTAATTGTTCGAGTAATATCAATATAATCCTCTGCTAATATTTCTATTAAATTACTACCACTCGTTTTTAATAACCACTCTTTTGATGGTTCAAAAGATCCATAATGATTATATTTAATAATATTTGTTTCTGCAATTTCAACTTGTTTTATATTTGATATTCCTCTTAACGGTAATTCAATTAACTGTTTTTCAAAATCTTTCATAAATTCCAAAAAATTACCATTACTTTCATATTTAATTCTAATTCTCATTATAATATCATTTACACTGTCATCGCTAAATATACATTCTATTTCTTGATCATTATGAAAGTTTTGTTTTATTGATTCTTGTATTTCTTGTACTGTTATTTTACGATTCATTAATGATTCCTTATCAAATATTAATCTTAATATCCATGGTGATAAACATTCAGTATCTATATTATCTATTCCAAATAATTCAGTAAATTCTCGATAACTCTTTATAAATTCGTAATCTTCATTGTTATCTGTATCTCCATTTTTATTATCATATAATATTTCTGTAGTAGCTAATAAATCTTTTAATTGAGTGTAAGAAAACTTTGATTGAATCTTTTTAGCATTATCTTTATTTAGTGCATATTCTTCTTTTAAATAAATTGTCATATTATCACTTTTTAAATTTTTGCTAATATTAATAATTTCTTTTAATCTTGGAACTCCTTCAGTAATTACCAATGCGCCGCTACCAGCTGCGTGGAAAGTGTCCCTAAGAATTATTGAGTTATACACAATGAAATTTCGAGTTTCTTCAACTGTTAGGTCAAATGCATATTTTGTACTATTTTTAACTTCTTCAATAGTTTTAATTTTGCTAAATACTGTATCAATAAATCTTCCATCTTTATCTTCCATAATTATTTCTCCATCTATTTCATTTGGTATTTTTTCAAATTCCTTGGAATATTCAAATTCATGATTATACATTAACAATTGTTTTGATGCTTCATTTTTGTAGTCAATTTTAATATCAAGTATTTTTGCTAATTTTTTAGATTGTTTTCCACATACACATAATATATATATTTGTTTTATATCTAAACTTTCACGATTATTTGTTTCTTGTTTAGATGGTTTGTGAATATGGGAGAAAACATCAAATGAAAGTAATATATTTTGTACATTAACTAACATTGTTTTTGATACAGATGACATTGTAATACTTTTATTTACTGCACCATTTCCGCCAATATATGCATCCAAAAATCCTTTCAAACATTCTTTATTAGAATATATAATTTTATCAGAAATAAATTTATTATAACTCAATTTACCACATAAATTTTCCAATATTTTACATAATATAGTATTATATATTCTTAAATCTTTACTTGTCCATTCTTCTTTATTTTCTTTTTTATAAATCTTTGTTGTAATATTCCATTTTTTACATAATTCTAATATAGGCTCATAATAATTAGTATCATTATTAGAAATTGAAATTTGATGTTTTGTTAAAAAACCTTTTGCGCAGTAAGCTCCAATGAAATATCCAAAGTTATAATCTAAATCAATAATTTCTGGTACTTCATAATTACATTTGCGAGATGTTAACATATAAACAAATTTATTTTTAATAGTACTCTTACTTGCTAATTGTACAACTATATCACTTCTATTATGAGGTAAAATAAAAGTTTTATTAGAATGGTTTTTCCACCAATGATGTTCATTCATAACACTTTTCGCTTTTTCTAATTCACTTCCATAAACATATTCATTTGGTAATAATATAGATTTTAAATCTAATGTAAATGTTTCTTCAAAATCAATTTGTTTAATACTTACTGGTAGATAATCACCTACTTTTAAATTTTCTCCTTCTATTGGAAGAATTTTTCCATTTATTAATTTTAAAAATGATTTTGCTTTTGTTGCGATTACTGTTCTTTCATCATCAGTTGTAATCTTTAACATTGTATCACTACCATCTTTATTTATAACAGGATGTTTAGTAACTGCTTCAATACGTTTCCAAGACACATCACCGTCTTCATTGCAAGAAGGTATTTCATAATAATCTAAACATTCTGCATAAGTTGTATCTTTGTCTTCCATATATTCAATTTTATGTGATTTTCTAATTTCTCGCTCAATAAATTCGCCGATTTGATGTTTTGTAATCTTTTTATTAGAATCTCTTACAATTATTTCTGTTTCATATGTTACTGAATTCAATGTTAATTGTGTAGAAATCTCACCTAAAGTTTGGGCACTAATAATACCAACCATTTCACCTGGACTAATTAATGCATCTAACATCTTTTCTTTAATTAACAAAATAATACTATCAAATGCTGCTTTAGACATTCTGTATTCATTCAATACTCGTTTTGTTGCTAAAAATGATTTAAAAATAATCTTGAATAATTTCCAATTTTCTTGTTTTTCTGGTAAATATTTAATTATATCAAGCATAGTTTCATTATATGTTTTTATAATATATTGAGGTGTTAAATCTGATAAATCATATGGTTCTACCTTAAATTTAATCAATTGTGATGGAATTACTCTATACAAATTAATTGGAACATAAGTATTAATATCTCCAATCACTTCTGTATTTTTAAAATATAGATATCTTAAATCATTTCTCATTTGCATCATTTCTTCATAATCATCATTTAATATAAGTTTATAATTTTCATCTTCCATCATTTCATTTATTGCTTCAGGTGTCATAAAATTTTCAAAATATGTTCTATCATCTACCTTATCAAACTTATAATATTGTTTCATTTTTTCATTATCATGTTCAATCAATTCAATTCTATTAACTTTTTCTAATTTAATAGGATCAATGCTATCATCACCATAGCCAAATTGTACTATATATCCTGATGCATTTCTAACTGTCATATCATAATTGATCATTAAATCTTCAGCTGCTTTAATCAATCGTCTCGATAAATATCCTGAATCCGCAGTATCGACAACATGAAGACCATTTGCAATTCCAAAATTTAATGTAGATGGAATTGTTAAATCATATACTTTCTTATATTGATTAGAATTAACTTTATTAATTTCAATAATTGAATCTAATACTATATCATTATGTATATTAATATCTTTATCTAAAACATAATTTAATTGAAGAGGATTATTTTGATCAATATCAACATATATTCCATTTGAATTAAATTGTAATATTGCAATATCACGACCAATCATTGTTTTGAATGTACGGTTTAAATCAATATTTGGTTTATCCAAATTACTAATATTTTCAATTTTATATGTAACTGGTACAAAATCACCAATATTAATATTTGATGCACACATTCTTACTAGTTTTTGTGTTTCTATGTCCCAAATAAGAAGTGAATGTGAATCAGTTACTGTTACTTTTCTACCACCTTTTGTTTTTATTTCATACATAATAACACTTGGATTATGTCTAGTAATATGTGTAATTTTACCCCAACTTACATTTCCATCTAAATCTGTTGTAGGAATTAATGTTTCGATATTCGTATCCAATTCTAATAATTCGCGTTCTTCATGACCTTCATCATTTGATTTATCCACAACAACTTTATCCAAATTATTTAATAATAATTCATCTATCCAACTACCAATATTAATATGTTGCATAATTCCATTTTCCATTATAATAATTGGAGTATCACCAGTCACTGATTTGATAGCAGTATCAATAACACCAATTCTACCACCCATTGCATGAAAAAATACTTCACTTGGTGTTAATCCTTCATTAAAACTATGTCTAACAAATCCTTTTGCATCTGGTCCAACATCATTTCTTGAAAAATGTGGTAATGTCCGCTCCGTAAAACCATCCATAATTCTTGTACCCCAAATATCTTGTTGTCCTACAATACCAAGTGTTTGCATTGTATGTAATGCAGAACCTTTTGAACCAGAACCTTTTGAACCTGCAATATAAAAATTATTAGTTTTTGAAATATTTTCAAAAATAAAATCTTTTACCTTTTCTGTAAGTTTAGATAATACTTTTGTAATTTCAAATTCTAATTTTGGTCCTTTATATTCATCATCTAAATCATTTGCAAATACTCCATGTTGTGCCTTTTTAATTATATCATTTGCTTCTTCTATATATTGATTTGTAATATCTTTAATTGTCATTCTTTGTTTTTTTGTTACACATGAATCACCAAAACTAATAGTAAAACTATTATTCATCATCCATCGAGTTATCAAATTTTGTGTATCATTTAAAAAATTAGTACAAGCTTTTACACCATAAGCATTATATATTTGTTTAATTAAACCTGCTGGACTTGAACCTAATGATTCTTCATTCAAATGTCCCTCTGTCAAATCTCCTCTAATAATCTTAACATTTTTCAATTGATTAATAGTAATATCTGGTAATATTAATGAATATAATTGTTTTCCAGTCCAATATTCAATGCCATATTCAACACCTGCTGGTTCAGGTAATACTCCTAAATATTTTTTAGAAAACATCATTAAATTATTTATCTGTGTTCTTTCAATCTTAACATCTTGTATTGTTAATAAATACGCTCCAACTAATGTATCTTGTGTTACTTCAATCATTGGTTTACTCGTACCAGGATTGATTAAATTTTGAGGTACTAAACAAATTTGTTCTAACTCGGTAAAAGTTTGCCATGACTGAGGTATGTGCATATTCATCTCCATAAAATACCTATACTTTCGCATAGGAGTGGACTATATCTTGAGCTTCATCAGTATTGATTAGATACATCATTTGAAACCTGTAACCGTTTAGTCTCTGAACCTTACCCTTACTCTATCATAACGAGGTTAGGGTCTTGGCTGCTGATTGCCTACTTCGTCTAGTTTTTAAACTAAACTCATTTAACTGTATTTTCACTATACCACTTGAGTTTCCCCAGTGCCATAAATTATTTTCATAATTTATTTAGTAACAATTAACTTTAAGGGTTTCCAGCAATTTGATCACATCGCCTATTTATTAGTTTTTAGTTTCTAATAAATAAACTAGACGATTATATTAATCTATTATTCAATATGCATATAATAATAAATTAGTAGATATTACATTGTTAATCCTGTTAAGTATTATCTACAACTTAACAAGCAATCGCCTGTTGAGGACAAGATTTATCCCCGTCAAAATCTGCATTGTATGGTTTACATGCAAAAACATTTAATCTAAAAGTACTGTATGGAAGTACTTTAATTCTATGTGCCATCATACTAGGTTTATGTAATGTAGGTTGTCTATTAAATAAACAAATATCATCATCAACCAAATGTCTTCGCACTATATCTCCAATTTCCAAATTATCCGCAATTTGTTGTACATCAACATGTTTTAACGAAATATTTAAATTATGTGCACTTCCTGTTTTAATAACTGTTTTAGCACCAGGATAAGTATTTGGTCCATTTCTAACTGTATTTTTTAATCTTTTAATATTATATGGTGTTACAATTTCCGGAAAAGTTAAATTCATTGCAATTTTTTGCGGAACGCCATATTGATCAATATTTATATTTGGATCCACTGAAATAACTGTTCTTGCTGAATAATCTACACGTTTACCCATAATATTTCCTCTTAAACGTCCTTCTTTACCTTTTAAACGTTGTGTAATAGCTTTTAATGGTCTAAATGATGAGCGTTGACAATTTGTTGGAACACCTGGTATTTCATTATCCATATAAGTAGATACTAAATATTGTAAATATCCTTGATAATCTTCAATTTTTTTGTTATTTCCATTGTTATTTTCTAATACTTGCTTTAATGTTTTATTTACCTTAACAATATTTGATAAAGCATAAGTTAAATCATCTTCTGAACGTTGATTATCTGATTGTCTTACAGATGGTCTCACAGAAGGAGGAGGAACTGCTAATGTTGTTATAACCATCCATTCTGGTCTACTATAAACTGATGATAAACCTAAAAATTCTACATCTTCATTTTTAATTTTCTTTAAAATTTGATAACAAATCAAAGGTGTAAAATTTTGGTGTTTCATTACTTTACTATCTTTTAATGCATTTTGTGAAAATTCTGCGTAAATTTGTATAATATTATTCTTATCTTTAATACTTGCCGCTCCATTTAATCTAACATATTTAGTAGGTTGTAAAACAAAACATCCATTATTAAATAAACATTTCTTATTTTTAGCACACAATGCAACACATGTAACAAATCTATTAAAACCTTTTTTTCCATTTAATTGTTTTAATATATTTGGATTAGATTTATCTAATAATAAATTAGAACATCTAAAACAAACACATTTTAATATTTTTTCTAAATATGATATAAAATGATTGTTAAAAACTGGTAATGCTAAATCTATTTTTCCAAAATATCCTGGGCATAATTCTGCTTTCTTTTCATCTACTGGACAAATTATAGATGCATCTATTGAACCCATATTATGATCAAATAAACCATTATTTTTAGGAATATTTGAATCATATGTATCAGGTGTTAATACATCTACGACTGAACCTTTCTTAATATCTTGATGACTAAATAAACTAAATTGGATTTCATGTATAGATTCTATATTTTCGGGATTTTGTAAGTCATGAATTAAAGTTGTCATTTTATAAGATATATATTATACCTATTTAATTTTTTAAGTTAAAAAAAAATCAATTTTTATTATTATTAATAAAAGTGAGGAAACCTAGGTTTCCTACACGTACCTTCCTTTTTAGTATAAAAACTTTAGTAAGGAAACCTAGGTTTCCTACACGTACCTTCCTTTTTAGTATAAAAACTTTAGTAAGGAAACCTAGGTTTCCTACACGTACCTTCCTTTTTAGTATAAAAACTTTAGTATAGATTAGTAGGTGTTTTAAGAGTTTACAATGAAAATGTATTAATAAAATGTATTAATAAAATGTATTAATAAAATGTATTAATAAAATGTATTAATAAAATGTATTAATAAAATGTATTAATAAAATGTATTAATAAAATGTATTAATAAAATGTATTAATAAA